TTGCCTTCGCACTTTTTTTATAATTATTTTTAATATTTATATACAAGTTATTTATTTTATATTACTTTTGTAAAGTCATTATGACAAACACATTAAACATCACAACAATGAAAAAGAATTTTAACAACCAAAACTTTGAATGGCTATTTGATGACATTACATCTACAATGCCAAAGATTATTTTTGTAGGTATAATTTTAACCTACCTTATCACAGCAGCACTTAACGTGTATTTTCTTCCTCTTCCTTTACTTCTTTCCATTCCTGCCTCTCTTATGTTGCAGTTTGGCAGATTTGCCATCGTGTTTATTGATTTTCTTAATCCATCCAGTAAGAGATCAATGTATCCTCCGAAGGTTGCAGCAATAGCCACCGTAGTAGCATTGTTGGAATTATTCTTCTCTATCCAAGGTCAGGCAACTGGCGCAGAGTTCTATGCCATGTTCTTTTTTATTGGCACTATTATCTGCTTTGGCTATGTATTAGAAATACAATTCATTGAAAAGGGCATAGAAGCGTACGGTATTGGCATGAAAGCACCAAGGAAGCGCAATGTACCAAGTAAAGGTAAAGAGCCAGTACAGATGAATACAACTGTGCGCAGCGTACAGTTATCATTGGCAATCATGTTGGTGTTGGGAGTAACTACTGTAAATGCTCAAAACAATCACTTTTTAGCCTATAATACTGTTGGCTTTGAAAAGATAGGTAACAAATTGTTAGAAAGGAGTTATTATAGTGTAGCAGATGGTAGCTATACTGTTGATACTATTACCTATGATATGCTATCTGGAATAGATTTGTGGGATGGATATAGCAATACTACATCTGATAATTGTTTATTTATGACATTTGGAACACTTAATTTAGAGTATTATCCTTTTTTCGAATTATGGAAGCATGGTAAAAAATACTATGACTATCATGATTTATTGAAATTTGTAAGTAAGTATGTAAAGCGTAACTTCTTAAATAAAAAGATAAATTATGATGAAATTCGTAGGCATAGATCCAGCCATGCGGCTAAACGGCTTGGCAGTATGCGTGATTGATGATAAAAAGGTATATTTTGGTAGGTACAAGAATCTTGCTGCATGGATCATGGATAGCCTAACATGGGAGAGAGATTGTGCGATAGTTGTAGAAGATTCTTCCCTCCAAAATATTACCTTTCGTAAACACGCAAATGTAAAAGCAAGCAACAAAATCAGCCGAAACGTCGGCATGAATCAAGGTGCATCCAGGACAATCATTGACTTATTAGAGTTAAATGGGCATAAAGTAAAAGGTATTTCACCGCAGCACAAAGGCAGCAAATGGACTATTGATTATTGTATGTCTGTAATAAAGGCAATGAAGATGGAAGTGCATGGAAATAAAAAACTTTCACAAGACGAAATAGACGCTTTTCAAATAGCGTTAATTTCTAAAACTTATTACGAAAATGATGCAAATAAAGGTTATAGAAAAGAAGCTCCACCGGTTGACCCTGGCATACATAGAGGAGACAATGAGGAGAAAGATTAATTATTTTTACGTTGATTACTTAGCCACCAGGATAAGGCAGGAAGAAACTAAACTAACACTTTTAAAAATAGGAAGTCATGCAGATAACTAAATTATTAAACGACAAGGAAATAAAACATGGTTTATTATTGATAGAAAAATATCCAAAACCTATTAATAAAAATAATGTTGTAAACACAAATAGTGCCTTGCTGCAATTTTACTCTGGTAACGATGGAGCAGGTAGAAAGTTTTATGAGTACATGAATCCGGAAAGATTACAAGCTATTTTATTTACAATAGTAAATAATACATCAGAAAAAGACGAGGTCAAAGCTAAGGCAGCTACGATGTTCAAAAAACTCTTCAAAAGTTGAGTGGTGTTTAGTTAGTGTGTTTTCAGCCGCAGGTGTTTTTCCTGCGGCTTTTTTGTTACCACTCTACACCTTGCTTTATGGCATATTCAAGAATGCCTTTAGCGTGAGCTTTCGCCACTGCCTCCTGCCATTCTCTGTCTATCATTAACACAGCATCGTTGTAATTTGTAAAGAATCCATTTTCTGTCAACACCGCTGGCACCTTTGTTGCAGTTAACATTTGAAACCTTGCCTCTCTGTCAAGGTCACCATCACTGTAATCATGCCGATGCACCCAGCCAGGAGTAGCATCTTTTACTTCTTCTCCTATCATGGTTGCAAGCAGATCAGACTTTGTATCACCTGGGGATGTAAACACCTCCCATCCTCTGGCGGATGTAGAAGCTGCGGCATTACCATGAATGGAAACAAGCACAGTTGCCTTGCCTAAAGAAGCATAGCTATTTACGAGCTGACATCGTTTGTTTAATGATGTATCGTTAATAGGCTCATAGACTGGTTTAACTTGGAAGCCATAGTCAATAAGAAACTGTTCAAGGAAGTTGGCAAGGGAGCGATTGAACACACCTTCAAAGAACCAGCCATAGGAGTGAAACTTACCATGTTTATGTTGGAAGCACTTGGATGGATAGGTCACATATTTGTCCGGCCCTATTCCTTTGTTAAGACCACCATGCCCAGCATCTACACATACTACAAAATCATTTGGTTTCATTCTGCAAATTGAAAGTTGTACAATAATTGTTTATTAACATCAATTGTGTATTTCATCCAAATACCAGCACCTGCTTTTGGAGACAAACCTTTTTCAACGGCATAACCATTAAAATCAATAGGTGCATTTTGGTAGGTGCCTGTCTTTATGTGCCATTGCTGATCTACACTTTCACCGTATCGCGAAATGCGATTCCTTGTAACGGGAACAATCCATCTGTCATGCGTATGTCCACTAATTACAATGTTAGCATCTGGCAGATATACAGCTCTTCTATTAGTTTGAATAACATCCTTAGTTACAGGCCCTCCACCTCCGTAGCCGTGATGGTAAGCAATAATCAAAGGCACTTTAGAACCTTCATCAAGGTAAGCATACATTCGACAATAAATATATCCGGAATAATTGCCCTGTGTCATTTCTAACTTTTCGCATATCTTATCTACTATGCCATATTCAATGCGCTTTTCAACACTTGTTTCATGGTTGCCAGGTGAATAGAAAGCTAAGATAGATTTGTATGGCATTAGAAATTCTACAACATCTTTAATTACTTCGTCAATGTATCTGGCAGAGTTGTATTTTGGATTTAAATCTCCCTTGTTGCTGCGAGGATCATATTTGCCTTGCATTAAGTCAAGTAAATCACCAAAGATAAATACTGGAGCATTCCTTTCCATTGCAAGGTCAAGGTGTTGCTTTAGCTTTACTCTGTCGCAATGCACACTGTCAAGGTGAACATCGGAAATAAGTAAGAAATACCTATCTTTTTTGTAGACTTGATAGTCCATAAATTGATAAGTATTTGGAAATATTTTTTGTAACATAGTTTTTTTATTTAAAAGGGGAATAGAAATCAATCTACTCCCCTCGGCTGCCTAAGGTAGCGATTCCTGCTGCGCCTATAATTTAAAGCCAATAAGTGCAAAGGCTGCCGAAATTAAAGAAAGTTTAGGAGGTAGTTTGACCTCTATTTCTTTGCCAGCGCACTCTTTGGATGTCTCTTTAATTTTGTCCCAAATTATTTGGGCAAGTTGGATGTAATTTTTCCATGTGAATTTAATTTTATTTCCTTCCATGTAAATATGTACCTCCGAGGCAAGCTCCGCTATATTCATTGAATAGCAAGCAATGTCACCAATGGGACTTTTGATTGTGTCGGCTGATTTTAAAGCCTCTTTAAAATTTGTTTCCATGTTTATTTGTTTTTAACGTCTGAAAAATCTTGTTATTAATACTCCAAGGTTTACACCAGTGATGCGTTTAATGTTCTCTGAAATACTTGTAAGTTCCACGGCTGCCATTAAAAAAGCAGCCATATATGTAATGTTAAACGGAAGAGAAAAGGTATTCCTTGCTCCTTCAAATATGAGGATGCCGCAGAAATATACAACTATTTTTTCCATTGTGCGATAAAGCCCTTTACTATTTATCTTTTGTTGCTCCTTCCTTGCAGCCATGATTCCTGTTGCCATGTCAGCAAATACAACAAATATTGTAAAAATCAAAAATCCTTTAATTGGAATAAAAAACGAGGCAATCCAGCCGCAGCATATTGCATAAGCTATTTTTTCGTAGCCGAGGTGGAGGAGGTTTATTATTGTTGTTTTCATGTTATTTTAGTTTCCTGACATTTTTATCCAGTTAGTTCCATTACTAACAAGTGTAGCATATTTACCTCCACCAGATACTAAAATAGCATCTGTAAGAGATGTACTATTTAATGGCTCTATATTTGTTGATTGTGAATTAACTGCACCAGAACCAGTATTTTTAATTACTAAAGTTTTGTTTGTATTTCCACTTGCAGATGGTAAAGTAATAGTAACAGTAGATGATTGGTTAATATTTACATACCAATGTGAATAGACACCAAAACTTGATGACAGAGTAATACCTGGTCCATTAATAGCAAGATATGTATTAATATCATTTCCAGCCGTTGCAGTTAATGTGCCACTTGTTAAAGATAATCCAGAACCAACTGTTATTGAACCTATTGCATTTGATACATTTAATCCGGCTATTTTAGTCATTGAACCTGCTGGAGCTATAATTACACCACCATTTAATGATGCAATACCCGTAACATTTAAATCACTACTTGCATTTAAAACACCATTAAAAGTCTTAGCACCTCCAAACGTTTGAGTAGATGCAGTTACTACTCCTGTTGTAGATACTCCAGCATTAGCTATTGTAATAGCAGGTGTAGTTGTACCAGTAGCAACTGAAATAGGAGCGGTTCCTGTTACACTTGTAACCGTTCCTGTTCCTGTACCTGCTCCGATTGCCGTTCTAAATGTAGACGCATCCAAAGCACTTACTGTGTTATCGGCATTAAATCTTGGGAATGTCACGGCAGATGGATTAGTTAAAGTAAACATTGATTGTCCAATAGTTGTACCTCCTAAATCACTTCTCATTCCATCCGCTGCCCTTTGACTCACAGTGTTATCAGCATTGTAACGGAGAAATGAAATAGCTCCTATGTCTGTTAATAAAAAAGTATTTGCACCTCGCACCGTTGCACCTAAAGCAGTCCTTGCAGATGATTGAGTTGTTGCACCTGTCCCACCGTTGGCAATAGGCAAAGTGCCTGTAACTTGGGAAGAAAGAGAAACACCGGACAATGTGCCACCAAGTGTAAGGTTGCCAGAAGAGGTGACTGTGCCTGTTAAAGTAATACCGTTTACGGTGCCTGTGCCACCGACAGAGGTAACTGTGCCAACAGATATATTACCAGAACCAACTAAACTATTAGAATTTACTGTTTTTAAATCACCTGCTAAAAGTGCAGGAGTAGTATCTCTCCACAATCCACCAGTATAATATAAAGAAGCCTTGTCAACCGGTGAAGTAATAGCAACATCATGAAGCTCTGACAATTTATAACCTGATGCCACCCGTATTGCTATTGTTCCATTGTTTGACGATGAATTAATACAAAATCCAATAGGCATATCAATATTTGGAGCAACAGGTTCAACGTCTGTCCAAACACCTGCAACAGTTGGTGAAGGGTAAAGGATTGCACCAGCCGCAAAAGTATCGGTGTTCACTTGTCGTATTTTGCCAAATGAAATTACATACCCATCTTCACCATCTGTCAAATCATGTGCCGTTATTCCAAGTAAATATTTTGCATCTATTGAGCCATCAGCTATAAACTTTGCCACTGTTATCCTGCCACTTGCTCCAACCGTGCCATTTGCATAGACTATACTACCTTTAGTAATTGTTAAGCCTGTTTGATTCTTCACTAACCAAAAGTTTTTAAAGCCAAGCTCGTTTGGTACCTGGTCGTACATTCCAAGCACAACAGTTGCCAACTCACTATCCCACCGCATTTTAGCAGTGTCAACATTATTACTCGGAACACTTGTATCAAAGAACAATGAATCTACTGGCTGTGCAAAATTGTTGTTTACAATTACTGTATCACTATTATTAAACTGCCATCCTCCTTTAGATGCTATATAGCTATACATTACATTGTTTACAGTATCAACTAACAAATAAGCCTTTATATCTTTGTTTGTGTAGTTGCTTGGCTTTGTCACAGTGTCTGCGGCAGTGCCTCTGTATACGAGCCCGTTTCCACTGGTCTGCCATCCTAATTTTTGCTTATTTCCTGTAATAGGATAGGGAATAGAATCAATGGCAGCATAGGAAACACCTGCAACCATGACAAGGGCAATGGCAAGGCTTTGGCGTTTGTTGCCTACTTTGTTTATGACCTTCTTCCCGATGCCAAGAACAAGCTCACGGAACAAGGTCAGGGCAACTTCGCCCATGGCTTTTAAAAACTTTCTTTCTTTTTTTGGTGCTTTAATTTCTTCCATTAGTTTATGTTTATTGCAAATACAATGTAATTACTTCCATCGTAATGCGTATTTGAATCAATGGTAATAGTTGCAGGTAATGTGATAGAATATTGACTATCTATTAATTTCTGACCATTCTGGTAAACATGAATAGCTGCTAATAAATTAGTTGTTGGTAGCTTTCCGCTATTCTGTGTCCAAGTCAATGTGCCGGAGGTTGTATCAAGAAATTCTTGGTTAAAGATGGAAACGGCAGAGCCATTTATTGTAACATTATTTATTGTCTCTGTGACATTGTTATTTACCACTCCACCACTTCCGGCATTGTTTGCCACCTGGTCAAAGTCACGAGGTTTAGATAATACTGTTCTTTCTGTATAGTTAGGCATCAAGTTCTATTTTAAAGTAATCACCTTGCCAAATCTCTGTTTTTAAATCTAAACTTCCTCTTTCAAAAACGTAATATCCAGAGGAATATTCTATGACCTTGTGAGGAAGGTAAGGATTGTCAACTGATAGATTTTGGAATGGCATATCTACCATGCGGAGCTTCGGAGTAAGTTGTCCTCGGATGATCTCGTTTACTAATAATTGACTAATATTTTTAGCCGTGCCAGTGTTACCTATTTTCCATGCGTCTGATGGTTCGTAAACACTTGAGGCATTTAATATTCTAAGTCCACCGGTAGTAGTGGCAGAAGGCCCATCGCCAAGGTATGTATCAAGGTTGCAGACAACAGAAGATTTATCATCGTTATCACTGGCAAATTCTTTTAGATCTGATTGACCTTGAATAGTGCCATCTGGCAGAAATTCCAAATAATTATTAGTCAAATAATATTCAATAGCATAATCTGCTTTAATATCTGTGCCACTTTCGTCTCTTACTTCTTTTAGACGCATTTCCCAGACATATTCTCCTGTCTCCGGAATAGCTAAAGTGTCAAATGAAATAGTTTTATTATTAATTTCAGTGCCATCTAAATTAATAATGTCAGTAACAAATTCCCATTCGTAAAAGCTACTCTCCCAACTGGCAGCACCTAATTGATAATTAAAACCATTAGTAAAAGTTACTGGTCTTTTTAAATATTTATTTTCTTGCTTAACTTGTAGATTATCTATAACTCCAGTAAATTTTGTTGCTGATATTGAATCTAATTTAAAGGCATCAGTATTTGTTGTATAAATTTTATACTCATAATCACCTTCAGTAGTTATTGTTTTAGTTACCCCACCGATGCGCAACCTTAATTCACCTTGTTGCAATGAACCAACTTTTATTGTAATATAATAATATCTATTAGCTACAACTGCACTGCCTGTCCATTCGACTACACCTGTGACTGTGGTAGCAAATAAACTACCATTTAATATACTCCATCCACTTCCAAGTGTCCATGTTTGTAAGATGTTAAATCCCATTAATGGAATGTAATCTATAATAGATGCAACCTTTACAGCATATACAAAGATATGAGGCACAAAACCGCCACCAGTTGACCAAATAGACCTTTGGTATAACATTCCTGTGTAGCTTAATTTAGCTTCATTATTTGTACTATCTAAAGTATCTGTTCTAACAATAACAGGATCTGTATTTGTAATGTAGTTATAAACTACACCAGGCATTAAATTCTTTTTAGCATTGTGATTATAACGTACTAAAGCATTTTTTAAAGCAGAGTAATATGTCCATTTTCCTCCGCTTAATCTCATTAAATCGCTACTTCCTAAATTGCCTTGTACATTAGACAAAGTAAAGTCATCGGTAAATGTGCCAGATGTTTGTACACCTAAGGCACTGTATTTAAAATATCTTAATGATGCAGGATTATTTGCATATTGATTAATCTGAATAAACCAATACTGACTGCCACTAAACAATATTCTTGCTCCAAGTGCTTGACATATTTTTTTAATTACATCGTAGCAACTTTGGTAAGTATAATTTTTCTTTGTGTCAATGTGATAAAATGCTCTATGTTGGATTGCAGTTTTTAAAGCAAAATCATTATTAGCACTATATGTTAATGTACTTTCATGCCAGTTAAAAATAGTATGTAACACTGGCAAACTATTTGCCACAAGATTCTCTTGGACAAAATCTAACTGATTAAGGCAGTTTAAAATATGTTGTACAACTGTGTCCTGCCCATTGTAAGGCCCAACCGCACTTTTGTAGTCCAATGTCTTTAGCCAGCCTAATCCATCTATTGCAGATATTTGAGCCTGGTAACCTATGGATAATGGCACATCTTCAAACTCTACTAAATCAGTCACTATATAGCCATACCATTTAAATGATACCGTTGTGTTATCATCCTCATAGGCTGTAAGCTCCATCGTAAATCTTCCCTCCACTGCCAAGCCAATGTCAAGGAGCAATGTTTGTAAATCCTCGTTATTTATCAATAAAGACAATGAACAACGTGAGCCAATGATAGGTGTAAATCTTTCCTGACCTTGCTGACTTTCGCTGTCGTATTGGATGCCTAATGATAATGTGTCAAATGTTTTCACAGTACCAGAGAAAGCACTATCTTTAATAGATACAGTAATCTTTCTACTTTTCTCGTTATATACTGTCGTTGAAAACCTTATAGCCATTATTGTATTCTACTTAATCCCTTTTGAGATCTGTTTAACAATATAATCAAATCATTTCCGCTTATCCTTGTCTCCAATGTGCCACCTATACCCATGTCTCCCATCATTGATTTTAACTTGGATAAAGGTGCTATTACTTCAGGGTCAACTCGTGCACCACGATTATCTCCGACAGTTGCTAAAGTAGGGCCGTATGCCAATCCTCCTTCGGCTAACTTTGGAGCGCCAATCTTCATTATTAATGACCTTGCTACACCTCCAGCAGCGGCAGCAATAGCAGGCGCAATAGCCACCATGAAAGGTGACAATGGTACGGATGCTAATGCTTTTGCTACATACATTCTAATAAAATTAGCAATTATATCAGCAATACTTTTTCTTACAGCCGCAGCAAGTTCTTTCATGCTTTCAAATCCACTTGCTGCTAATTCGCCAAAACTTAAAATACTATTAGCAATTATTTTTTGACCATCACCTAACATATCATAAGCACTTTTTGCCGTAGGTGCAATATTATTAAATGATTTAGCTACATCTTCATTTGTTTGTTTTAATCTTTCATTTGCGGCTGATATACTTTCTAATTTATCTGGAAGTAAATCTAAGGTAGGTAGTAAATTTACTGTGTCTATTGGAGTATTTAAAGCCGCTCCAACACCTTTACCTCCTCCCGTGCCTCCTCCTGTCGGTGCGCCACCATCACCAAACACTAATTCACCTGTGCCTTCTGTTCCACCTCCACCTCCACCTTTGCCCGGTGCAGCCATGAATAGGCTTTTAAACTTGCCTTTAAGACTGTCAACTGTTTCGCCTATCGTTTTAAACTCCGCTGCAACTACTCTTTGTTCTTCCTGGTACTTTGTCATGCCTGACAAATCAAATAAATCTAAACCTAATGCCTTTTGTAAACTATCTAATTTACCTAAAACAAAAGTAACTCCTTGCATTACGGAGTTCTTTATATTTATCCAAATGTTTTTAAATCTATCACTAAATGCTTGCCAGTTATCGTAAACATATAAGGCAATAGAACCAACCGCAGCAATGGCTAAAGTAACACCAAGTATTGCAGGATTAGCAAGTATTTTTGCAAAAGCACCAGATATTACCGTAGATAAATTTTTGACTGTTGTCATTATTAATCTTGTAGTACCTATCAATGCACCAAAAGTAGATATTAATTTACCTACTATAAAAATAGCAGGCCCTATTGCAGCAACTAATAAACCAGCCTTAACAATAAAGCCTTGTGTCTCCGGATTAAGTGACTTAAAACCATCTACTAACCTTTGCAATCCTGCGCTTAATGCTGCGGCAACTGCCTCTAAATTTAATGTTTCGTTTATTGCTTTACCAAGTTCTGCTAATGATGCACCTACGTTATCTTTTAAATTATCAAACGTATTTGCTAATCCACCATTTGCTCTTTCCAAATTACCTAAAGCACCTACCGACCTTTGTATAAATTCCTCACTACTTATTCCAAGTTCTCTAATTCCTTCGGCAGTCACTACTCCAAATTCTTCTTTCATTACTCTGGCAAACTCTGGCAACCTTTCTTTAATCTGATTAAGATCTTCCTGCGTAACTTTGCCAACCGCGCTTATTTGTGATAATGCCAATACTACTCCATCAAATTGTTCTGCGCCACCGCCTGCCCTTGCTACAGCATTACCAAATTGTGTGATGGTTTCACGAGCCGCATCGGCATTCATTCCTACACTTTGTAAAGAGGCAGAGGCCTTGACAACTTCGGGAAGGGCAAGGCCAGGATTTTCGGCTACTTTGCGGAGCTTCTCTAATTCAATAGCTGCTCCCTCACTACTTCCCATAATGGCTATTAATCCATTTTCCAACTTTTCCATGTCGGCAAAGGATTTGAGAGCAGCAGCACCAACACCAATAATAGGCAATGTCAATGACTGGGTTAAGGTAGATCCAAGATTGGACATATTTTGTCCAAACTTACTCATAGACTTCTCTACCTTTCCTAACTCTTTGTCAAGGTTAGTAGTATCAATACCAAGTTTTAAAAGTAGTTTACCTATTGCCATTATGCTTCTTTATCCCATTTGTCAAATATTGACTTGTCACTATTTGTCAAACTTCTATTAGTTTCTTTCTTAATCGGATTTTCCCACGGAAACTCAATTAAATCTTTAGGCTTTAAACTTTTACCTTTTGCTGTGTGAACATTTAAAAGTAAAGTTGTCTGCCATCTTATTCGTTCCCACTCTGTTTGCTCCTGTTGTTCAAATTGATTGTTATAACCTTGCATAGCTATAACAACCTCTTTGAAACTCATCTCATAGTATTGCGAAGGAGGAAATCTTAAAACTCCGAAACAAAAGCGCTCGATGTATTCAAGAGTGAGTTCTCCTCCTTCGCCACTACGTTTTTTTGGCTCTCATCTTCTGGTGGTGAAATCTCATTTGAAATCATTTCCATTATGCGAGTTATCCCTCCCATGTCTGTATCTACAAGGTCGCAGAATGATTGCAAAGTGTAAGGGCATTTCTCCCCTTTCGCTTTGTAACCATGCTCAACACCGGTAAAGGCAAGTTCAAGGGCAAGTAAAAGGTCTTCTCCTAAAAGGGAAAGGTCACTTAATTTAAGTTTCCTCTCCCTTAGAAATGTACCTAACACATACATACCAAATTTAATCGGTATGGATGTGTTGGCGATTGTTATTGTTTTCATGTGTTAGGATTTAAAATTATGCTTTAACTGTCTTTGTAATAGCACCAGTAACCTCGAAGGATGCTGAATAGCTTGTATTCTCTTCTACACCTGCGTTTAAGTCTAATGATGTACAAATAGCACTCATGGTAAAGACATTGTCACCTTGCACGTCTGTGGTAAACTTAATGGTCAATGCTGTACCAGATATTAAATCGGTAAAGAGATCATCAAATAAGTAATTGGTGGAAGAATCGCCAGGCCCTGCATACAATGCCTCGGTGGACAATGTGCCGGAAAGCTGACCTTTCTTTACCTCTCTCCATCCACCTGCTGCGGAATCCTTTGTCAAGATTTCACGCATAGCTGCGGAGATGTTCATTTGGCACGAGGTTGCATACCCTATCGCAGTTGAATCTTTGTATAGGCGCATGAGCGTGCCATTAATTATGCCAGTAGTTGCCATGTTTATTTATTTTTTGGTTTATTAATTTTCTCTTCATCTGCCTCGTCATTAAAATATGAGTTAGGCACTGGAATAGGAATGTAGACTGGATCTTGCTTAGTCTCTTCTTTCTGCGGCATTTGTTCAACGACAAAGTCTTCATCAAGTAATTCTGCAATCCCATCCTTTATCATTTGCTCACCATATTCCGATAAAAATACACCTACTTTACCAGGTGCCTTTCCATTCCATTCTTTTAAAAGTCTTAGTTTCATCGTTTCATATTTATCATAAAATCAATGCTCATCCAATACACAGACAATTCAGCATTAAATACTTGTGAATCACTTGATACATATTTAATAGTCTGCACTTCGACACCTTCTACTGTGCCTGTAAATCTGTCTAATCTATTTCTAATAAGATTAGCTAAATCTTGTGTATCATCGTAACTCTGCGTATATACATCTATTTGTAATGTAATCTCTTCCAGGTTACTTTGACCATCCTTGTAATCAACTGGCAAGCTATTGGTGATAGTGTAAACAACAAAAGGATATTGCACATTCTGTGGAGTAATGTCAGGATATATCTTTGTGCCGATATAAGCCGTTATTGATCCATCTGTGGATAACCTACTATATATTAATTTACCTATCATAACTCCCAGAATTTACGAGGATATTGTTTAGCCATTAACATAGCTTCAGATGACATTTTATTAATAACTGCCATTTGACTTGCTCTTTCAGCTTTATTTTTTACTCTCTTTACCCATGCCTTAGTGTTTCCATAAACCATGTGCGCATAGAAGCCATCTGATTTAGAATCACTACCTAATGTAACACCTTTACCAGCGTCTTTGTATAATGGCCCAATAGCAGATGTAAGGTATTTAAGGTTTTTTACATCGCTAACTATTTGTATTGAACGCTGTAAATTACCAGGCATAATATTATACCTTAAACCTTTACCTTTTATATAAAATTTATGCGGCTTATTTGATTTAGGAACAAGATTTCTATAAGCAGCAAGTGCAATAGGCTCTGCTGCTTTTGTAATTTCTTTTCTCTTTGTAATAGTAATTTGCTGCATAATGTTATCAAGTTCTATAACAGATTCTGCAAAATTAGATATGGCTAAAGGCTGACCTTTTTTATTAGTCTTGCCCTCCAATCTTTTTAGCCTATTTAACTTTGCCTGTGATATAAACATGATACATTTTTTTAAACTCCTGCCTATATTTCAAGGCAGGAATGTTTTTTAAGCAATAGTTAAAGTCAATGAACTTGCATTAAATTTAACTTCATCACCACTTGCAATAGTTTTAGCAGTTGACAATGCACCATAGAATAATTTATCACCACCAGTAGATGATGTAAATACAGCAAAGTGCGTTGCAGATGCCGTAGCAGTTGCAGATGCAGTAATGGTAATAGCTGAAGCATTGGTAATTGTACCAGCTCCACCTGTTCCCCTTGTCCATGAACCTGCGCCACTTGCTACACTTACTCTTGAATAAATTGCAGTACCACCTGTTGAACCATCGGTAGGATCGCCATTAAATAACTGTACAAATGTTGCAGAAGGAGCACCAGCAAATGTTGTTCCTGCTATCCATCCAGTTATTTGGTCTTCTAAATAATCACTAAAAGCACTCATTGTTTATCAGTTTAAATTGTTTAAAATTTGTTGCCTTAATTGGTTTACCTTGTCAATGCGTAAAACATCGTTTAGGTATTGCCTTCCCTCTCTGACAATGTTTTCCCTGTCAAATGTCTTATCTTTCATGATGCGTAACACATCAGAAAATTTATCGTATTTCAATACACCAGGTATGTTGTACTCTGGTATGCCAATAGGAGCTAACACTACTCCTCCTGCGGCTAACATCTCAATCGCAAATATATTGCTTTTAGCTAAGTTAAAATCATTCTTAAGTAACGGAAACACACCATAGTGACATTGACTGTTATTTAATAATTCAAAGTAGCTAAATAAATTGTTTGTCCATTCCTTCACATGAACCTTTGGAAATAAATGTCCCATTAAAAAGTCCTGTATACCTAACATAGCAACATCAAAGTTATCTGAAGATGCCATCGTGTTTATCTCATCCTTTATCGTTGCAATGTCATCCAAATGGTGCATACTTCCCCTCCACAGCACTCTGACCTTGTCCTCTATCTTTGGCACTGCCATGAAAGGCTGGAGCATTGGATTCCATGCGTTAGGGATAACAAGGCTTGGGCATTCGTGAAATTCCTTGTAATAGTCCTGTAAGGCAGGAGTAGAATAGCTAACAAAATTAGCAAGTGATAAACACTCTTCTACTGTCTTCTTTGATGCCTCGCTTGACAATGCCTTGTGCGAAGGATTAACACGCTCTGTTCTGTGCAAGTTATCGTCATGGTCAATGATTATCTTCTTGCCCATGCGTTTACAGTCGCGAAGGATGTCAAGGTACAACTGCCCGTTTGGTGATTTAGCTATGATAACATCGCAGCTAAATATATCGTACCACTTTGTATTTTGAATGTCAAGGTACTTTATCTCGTGTTCAAGGTAGGAGTATGTGCCAACTGTCCGATAAAAGTCGGTAGCAGGAGCCTCAATGTTTGTAAAAATTCCAAGTTTCATTGTGTTAGGTTTATTTCAATCCAATTTAAAATATCTTCATTCCATGTGTACCTTTTGCCATCGTTGGGATAAGGCACTGGGCTATCCCATAGGCATGATTCATCGTTCAATATCCACGAAGGAAAAGGCTTAGGTGGAATAAATGCGTCGCGGATGCTATCGTAATAATAGCCAATGCCTGCATAGTTTTTTCGGAAAGCCTTGCTTTGGTCAATGGAAGGCGTGTTATTATCGGCTTGATAATGGATGCCGCCACGAGTGTTGTAAGAGGTGCGTTTTGATATGCAATTATACATTAATCCATAATGAACCTCAGTATTATTGCCATTATAAAAATATATTTCATCTGCACCACTTATAACAGCAGTAACAAAATTATCATTATTTAAAAGTGCGTAGTGTGCCATATTAACTAAAACTAACTGTTCCTGTATTTTTAATTTCTCTAACACTATAACTACCATCAGTATAACTTACCGCATCAGTTTCTGCGCCAGCTGATAAGGTTATAGTTGCGCTTGATGTTAACCATTTAACTATTACTACACCTTTTCCACCAGAACCACCTGAAGCACTTGTTGTAACACCTCCACCTCCACCACCTCTATTAGCGGCTGCATTTCCAGAAGGAACAGTTCCACCACTTGAGCTTGCAGTACCGTTTGATGTATTTCCACCGCCAGCTCCACCACCAGCATAACCAACAGATGACCCTGTTATACTTAATGAAGTTTGCGCTCCACCATTTCCACCATTTCCCGAGGAGTTGCTGCCACCAGCACCAGCTGAACCACCTCCACCGCCACCAGCTCTATAAGTAGCTGCGTCTGTTCCACCATTTCCACCAGCGTTTCCTTGCCCACTTGGCGACGCTGAACCTCCAATTCCTGTACTTGGGGATGCTGATTCATTAGAACCTCCACCACCGCCAGAGCCACCATTATTTCCATTTTTATTAGCATCTGTCACGTCACCACCAGCACCACCACCACCTCCTGTTGCGGTAATTGATGATAAAACGCTATTAGAACCATTTCCACCTTTTGCAGTTGTCGTGCCTGTTGAACCACCAGCACCACCACCACCAACAGTAACTGTATATGCAGTATTTTTATTTAATGTTAGTGTATTATTTAATAACCCACCAGCACCACCGCCACCAGAATAACTTCTTCCACCACCACCACCACCACCAGCAACTACAAGGTATTCAACTGATACGGTTGGCGCTGCAACATCTATATTAGATACTTGTGTTGCCGCTCCGCTCACACTTGCCGCTACATTGTCCACCGTGGTAACACTTGCAGATGTAACAGAGGCACTTGCCACCGCAGCTGCGACAAAGGTTACACCTATGCCAGCCTCTGCGCTACTGTTTGCCGTTGCCGTTGCGTCTGCACTTATTATCCTTGTGATAAAGGCATCTGCACTTGTTTGTGCCGTAGCATCAGCCGCAGCGTTAACCGTGTATGACAGTTGAGCATCAGCCGTAGTAACTGCCGTAGTTGTAGCCGCTGCATTTACTGCCAATGTTAATTGAGCATTGGAAGATGTCTGAGCCGTAGCCGTAGCACTTGCCTCAAACACCTTGGTCAAGGAAGCAATAGCAGATGTGTCGGCAGTTGTAGTTGCACTACTTTGTAAAGTAGCTATTCTTAGTATATCTGCCGTAGTTGTGCCTGTTGCTGTAACACTTGCCTCAAATGTTACAAGACCTTGTTGTATGACATCAATGGCACTTGTAACGGTAGCATTAGCGTTGACAGAAGCTATAAATGTTTTAACAAGTTGTACATCTGCTGTACTTGTAGCCGCAGCATTTACACTTGATGCAATATTTTGTACAATAGTAGCTGCTCCGCTAACATTAGCACTTGCTGATACACTACTATTTATCGGAATAACCTTTGTAACATTCGCCGTAGATGTGCCATTAGCTACAACAAAGGAAGCCACTTCGACAAGTCCTTGCTGTGCTGTGGTAATTTCACCGATAGCAGAGGCAATGGCATTAGCCTGCCCAATAACAGACATTATTAGTTTAAGATTAGCAGATGTCGTAGCAATGCCCGTAACAGAGGCAGCGACATTTACACCGGTAAGGATGTATGAATCGTAGAACACGCCTTGGAAGGAGATAAACCTCCTGTCGTGACTAACCTTTAAATTTTTTACTTGGTATAACTTATCTCCCCAAACTACACGAGATTCCTCGGTGATTGTGGATATATAACGAATGGTAAAATCACAAACATTCTTTGCCGTGTTTTTACCATCAATAATTGTCTCGTTTGATCCTGGTAACTTGCTTTCTGCAAATGCCCAGATAGTAGCCGTATCTGCCCAAGATTCAGAAGCAAAACCAGTTAAACTCCGTGACCGGTTAACATTCTGCAAGATAATCCTATCTCGCATCTTTCCAGTAACTTCGTTTTTGTTGTACTTCATTTATAATACTTGAACACGATATTGGTCTAATAAATATTCTGATGCCGTTGGTAATCTTTTGACATAATCTTGTCTGTTATCATACGCATCTGTTACCATTAATAAAATGGCTTGTCTTATTTGTGCAGGCACTCCGCTTGGCTCTGTGCCATATCCTGCTGTATAGGTAATAGTAATATCATTTATATTACCGTATAGTGTTGGCCATGTTTTGCCGTAACCAAGAGATAATCTTGCTGGTTTCAAAAAGGTATCTACAACATAATTAGAAGCTGCAAATGTTTGTGTAGTATTATCGCCATCTGCATATTGAAGGCTGCTTACTGCGATAACGGGAGATACAGATAAGTAAATAGTTCCATTATTAAACCTATCTAATTTCTCTGTAATTGTTTGAGTTATTAAAGCCTGGTTAAGATAACTTTCAGCTGCTTGCCTTGCACTTTGCAACAAGGTAGAAATTAGAGTATCTTCTGTTGAATCATCAACTTTAAGATAATTTTTTACTTCTTGTAGTGTGAAGATTTCTGTTGCAGGCTGCGTAGTTACTTTCCATCCCATGTTTATAATTTTAATAAGGGATAGAGATTTCTCCCTATCCCTTTACTATCCCCTATTATTTACAGATTCTTCAAGTGCTTGATTGCGGCAGTCTGAATTAACTTGCCATCAAATCTCGCATACATTAAGAAGCCAAGCTCCATCTCATCCATAAACCTCTCACGCAATGGCACAAGCACATTGTTAGCTACCTGGCGAATAATGTATTTAGACCAATCTCCAAAGTAAATAATCTTTGCATCAGCAGCCTGTGCAGATGGAAGATCATTGTTTACAAAGAAGTTGTATCCTAACAATCTATCTGGTGTTCCTTCACGAAGTGATGGTTGGAACAAAGTAGTATTGTTAGTGTCTAAGTTTAACTTTCTAACCGCGCTCAAAATCTGATCATGCATCATAAATGCAGCAGATGGTGAATTACGGTAAGCGATGTCAACAGAGTGAACAAGTTCAACTAAATTAGCAGCTGTGAATGCACCGGTAGATGCAGATTCAACACCGGAAGGTGCTACATCTTTAAAACCAGTTGGCTTACCAGAACCATCACCAGTTGTAAATGCAGTATTTAGGCCACGGCCTAAACGCTCACCTAACATAATTGGTAACTCTGTGTTCAATAAACCAAACTCGTCATTTGCCCATTCAACAGACACTTTTACAAGTGTGTTTAAAACGTGTGCAGAGAAAGTCTCTCTTGTAAAGGTCATGTCCTGTACAGTCACCGCTCCACCTTCAGTATGCCATGAGCCAGCAGTTGCTGTATCATTTACTTTTGGCCAGTACAAAGTACCTGCCTGTGGAGTAGTGATTATACGGCTAACATTAAGCATTGGCCCATAGTAAGCCATTGTCTTCTCCAACTCATAGGAAAATTGGTAAGGAATAACATAACCACCTGCAAGACCACTTTCCGCAGTAGTAATCGTAGCAGTTCCACGCATCTCTCTAAGCATTGATTGCTCGTTGCTTGTTAAGTCACGCTTTGCAAGAGCTTTCATGAATGCTGTGTGATACTCAGGTGATTTTACAATCTCCCTTGCATCTCTTGGCATTGCATTTATTGTCTGCTCAACTGCATTAACACCTCTTTCTTCTGTGTTAATCTCATTCCATCTTTCTAAACGAGAAATCTGGTCTGTATAATTTTTAAAGTTAGCATCAGCTGCATCCCATTGTGCCAATTCCTCGGCATTCATTAGACGACCTTCGCCAGCTGCTCTCTTCTGCAAGTCTTCCATTATAGCATAATCGGAAGCCCGCTTTTCTCTTAATAATTTAGAGTTCATTATTTTGTTTTTAAATTTAATAAGTGCAGGGCATTCCTGCGTAGTTCATTCTGTATATTAATTTCTGATTTAACAGATATATCAATCACTTTTAGCAAATCTTCATCTATTTGCTTTGTAGCATCGTAACTTCTTTTAGCTACCATTGTATCCGGATTAGCTGGATAAGTAACAGGTGAAACATCATACACTTTTTTAATAGAACGTATAACTCTTTTAGGTTTCATTCCCGATCTTTCTTGCCAGTCCTCTGCCTCTACTGTAAATGCAAAACTACTTTGATAAACATCACCACGCTTTACCATTTCCAAGAGATCATTGCCTAATGTAGTGTTTGGTGCATCAAATTCATACTCCATCGCATTGCCTGTGACATTTAGCTTTAATGTGCCAGATGATGTCCTTGCCAGTACCATATTCATGTCATGGTTAAACAAGGCTACAACATCTTTCATGTCAGCCTCATTTAATGACTCTGAAGACATTTCCTCGTCATACCATCCCATGTCATAGGAAGAGTTAAACACTGTGGCAGTACCAAAGATAGTACGGCTTTCAGGTTTAGCCCTTAATTCAAAATTTATGCTTCTCTTTTCCATATATTTTAATCGTTAGTATCGTTACTATCGTCATTTATGTCAATCACATCTTCTTCTTGCTCATGTGCAATGCCTTCAGATGATGGCTCTATCTTTATGTTAGATGCTAATGGTAACTCATAAGAATCACCACCTTCGTAGGGATTCATATTTTCTTTAATCCTAATCTCGTTTGGAGACATCGCCAGTACATTACGCATCGTAGTATAATAGGATGATCTTGCAGCTATATCACCACGCAATAAGCCATCAAGATTAAATCGAGTAGTAAACTTTTCCTTTTCTACTTCAAAAAATATTTTTTTATTAAATTCTGCCTCTATAGTTTCGCATAATGGCATAATTGTATAGTTCACAAACATTTGGCTCAACTGTTCCATGTTGCCAAAGGTTGCTTTGTCCATATCTTCCAATAAAACACCAGGAACACCTGTTATCCTTGCAATGTCGGAAATGGTAGCTTTCTTCGTTTCGTTAAATGCTGCATCAGAGGGATTAAGACCTACCTTTTGAAAGTCCATACCTTCCTCTAAAATAGCTGTACCTCCAGCGTTTTGACTTCCACCAAATGCTCTATTAAAACTACCTTTTAATCTATCGTATGCCTCATTAGTCAATCTACCAGGATGCTTTAATACACCGTTAAGATGCGCACCGTTTTTGTAAAAGTTAGCACCGTAGTTTCTGTTGGCTAAAGCTAACCCAAAATTGTCACGGTGAACGTCTGGCACTAACAACGCCTTAACGCCATCCCATGCAAGATTGGGAATGTAGATAATATTCTCCCCTCTGTATGTTTTATTATTTTCTTTATTCTTAAAAACGAGTTCATTCCTACTATTATATCCAATCTCCATTTTGGTAGGATTAAGAATAGTAAGGCTGTTTATTCTTGTAGTTATGCTATTTCTATTGATTGCAGCGTAAAATGCACCATGCGCCAAATAGTGAAGCACCATTGTCTTATAAAAAGTGTGGGAGGTATATAAGTCCGATGGCTCTCTTGATATTACTTTGTAGTTAGGATGATCCTTTGCTATTCTTACTCCTCCATTATCTTGTTTTTCTATAATATCAAAAGGAATAGAGGCAATAACACCTCCAAGTATTTGAGTAGCGCGATAAAAAGCAGGAAGTCCTATAATTGCGTATTCATCCACTGCCACACCAGCAGCACTGCCACGCTGGAACAATGCACCTAAAGTGTCACCGTTTATAGGTGTAGATGGATTTTCTATCGAGCCTCGCTTTGTAGAAAAAAAAGACCGCATGGTGTCGAGTATTGCCATGCGGTAAAAATAAACAAAATCAGTATGAAATCAACAACTTTTAGTAACAAGCTAAATGAACCTAATGTCCATGTATGTTTTTTTAGCTTTTCTGAATGAGTTATAAGTACTATATTTTTCATTTAGTCCTAACTCCTGCCTTTCCTCTTCTAACTTTCTCCACGCATCCTCATGCCTGGGACAATCGCCAACAAGTTCATAAAATCTGTGAAAATAACCGCTTGTGCAATTAATCTGCCTGACTTGTTGAGCGTACTCATGTTTCTTCATTAAAATCTCCATAATTGACATTTTTAACTTTTCAATTAGGTACATTATAACATTAATAATCCTTGTTCACGTTCACCAGATGTGTAAATGGTTGGTCTGTCCTCTACCATAATTTGTGCGTATGCCATAACCATTGCGACCGGCCCATCTACCTTTTCAGTTGACTTAGCTTTATCTATCTTTATGTTTCCAGCAGGATCAAACCTAAGCATTACGTTTGTCATCATCCACTCCATGACTGGATTTCCATCGTGTGTTATCTCATTTGATAAAAACATCTTTTCTATTTCTTTTGTTGGTGCAGACATCGAAATAAAGCCTTGTCCAAATGGTTTCATATTTGCACCATCATTTGTCAGCTGTATAACAAGTTGACTTGCATTCCATCTATCAAACGCTATACACTCTATTTTATATTTTGCAGTTAACTCAATAACCTTAGCTTTTATAAAATCATAGTCAGTAACATTCCCTTCAGTCATAATAATATCTCCATCCTGTGCCCATTGCACATAAGGCACTCCATCGGACAAGGATCTCTCCCTTACGTTATCCTCTGGACAAAAGAAATAGGATTTAATATGTGGTTTATCAAGTCCTTGTTGCACAGGGAAACAAAGCACTAAGGCCGCAATGTCACGAGTGGAGGCAAGGTCTAAGCCTGCAAAGCATTTTTTGTTATAAAGAATTTCATCATCTACTTTTAACCTGGTAGATTCAATGTAACTATTGGAAATCCAAACGCTGGAGGTAGTTGTCCATACGTTTAGATTTTTTGTCATGAATTGAATCTGTTTAGCAGCTCCTTCGTTCAATGCCTTTTGATACTGATCATCCATATAGCTGATATAAGGAGTAACTCCCAGGTTAGGATTGCTTTTTGTCCAATTCTTTTTATCCTGCCAATCGTCACCTTCATCCAGGCAAAAGAGCAAAGTAAAAACGCTATTATCTACTTTCCTATTTTCTAATATGTCAACCATTACCTTCCGGAACATATAGCAAGGTGATTCACGGTTAAAGCCAGCCGTAGTAGTAATAAGAAGTAATGGCTGTGAACGTGATCCCATGCCAGTCTCCATTACCTCTAAAACGTCACTTGTTTTATGTGAATGGTATTCATCAATTCCTGCATAGTGCGGATTAAGTCCATCCAATGTGTCTGCCTCCGATGCCACTGCCTCAAATTTACTATTAGTGGATGGTACGTTGCAATTATACTTTAAAACATTAACTAACTTGTTAAATGTGCGTGAATCTGCCTTTAATGATTTAAGCATCACCTTTGCAGTATCAAATGCTATCCTTGCCTGATCTCTGGTAGTCGCAGCTGTGTAAACTTCCGCTCCCGTTTCATTGTCACAGAGGAAACAGTACACAGCAATGGCAGCGGCTAACTCTGTCTTTCCATTTTTCCTTGCTATTTCAAGATATGCTTTGCGGAAGCGTCTGCCTCCTTCTTTTCTCTGCCACCCAAACAGTACCTTTATGAAAAACTCCTGGAAAGGTTGGATGTTAAACCTTTGACCAGCAAATTCTCCTTTGGTATGCCGGAGGGCAGAGATAAAGTTAAAGGCCCGGTTAGCGTATGCCTCGGAGTAAGTATATTCCCAATCTTTATTTTTTAAATCATTCAGATGCCGTTCAACTGCCAACCTTGCGTAATTGCCTAACAATAACTTCCCCGAAACAACATCCTCAATAAATTTCATTTATCTTTTTTACTTTTTACAGTTAATCCAAAAATACTATTTAGCAAAACTGCAAATGCCATTAGTCCCCATGCCTCAACATAGTCAATGTATGGGAGATTAAAAATATTAGGGATTAACCAATTCCACATAATGTACACCGGCACGGAGATAAGTGCCAGAGCAACGGCAGAGGCAAGGATAGAGATGGCAATTTCTTTAATTTGTTCCATGATTTAGTTCATTTTAAGTAGTTTAGCTATTTCATCCTCCTCATCACCACTTCCATCCTGGAAATACTCTAAAGTTAGCCTTGACTTCGGATCAAGACCTAATGTCTTAGATAATTCAAGGAAAAGTTCAAATCCTTGCTTAAATGCAGTCCATTCGGCACTTACCTGCCTTGCACCGTTAGGATGCACCATAACTGCGCCATCTTTGCTCAATATCTCGGCATTGTGCAATAAATGACCTATTGCCCGAGCTGCGATTGAAAGGTAAATCTCATCTACCTGCTTTCCAGCCTTGTGAAGATGTAGGTGTTCACGGATTCTGTTGTAAATTCTTTGCTCACCTGCGTCAAGGTTAAACATCGGCTCACCGATTTCACCAGGAGTGAATGTCTTAACCCTTGATTTCTCCAAGGTGCCTTGGAGTAGTTTTGTTTTTATGCTCTTTTGTGCCATGTTATTTTACTTTATAAAATTTTTTATTAAACCCCCCTTTTAGGTCTGCGTTGATGCGAGATAAGTTTGGGCTACCGATTATCCTGTATTTGCCTATGTTTTTCCTCCTCCCCCGTCTCCACCGACCTCTGCCCTCTTCCTCACCTTGTCCGCTAACCATGCTATGACCTGTGCCTTGTCCGCAGGTATATACTTCCCATCCACATCCATGTGTATGTTTACAGGTGCTATGTTGCCCTTCTCATTGACTGACTTAGTATCATGGCATGACTTACACAAAGCTAATAGATTGTTTAAGTTATACATCGAACCATTGCGAGTAATAGGTATCATGTGATCTACGCATCCTTTATAATCACCAGGCGTTATGTCTGTCATTATACCTAACACTATACAGCATTCACATAAAGGATTAGCACGACGATAAGACTTGCTCATCTTATGCCATGCGTTATTGTAGCTACCTTGCTCACCGCTTGGTGTGCGCTGCATCTTAGCCTTGTGTATAGTACTACTTATTCCCTTGCTTATGTATGGCATCTATATCCCTTTTAATATCTCCCATCGCTTCTTATTAAGTAAATCTATGTGCAACACCTCCTTAACATATTGTCTTCCTGCCTTAACGCTTGCCACCTTGTCAATGTTGCCATTAACTATATTAGTCACTAAGTCTATAAATTGTGCAGGATTATCGTAATGCAATACACCAGGTATATTAAACTCTGGAAAGTAACTATCTGCTAAGACTGGCATACCATTAGCTATACACTCTATGGCAAAGATATTACTTTTAGATAAGTTAAAATCATTCCTTACTAATGGATAAAAACCAAAGTCACCTTCTATACGCTGCATGAATGTAAAATAGACAAACATAGAAGACCAATCAACATTGATAGCCTTCTTGCTTAAGTCGTACATCATAAACTTATTTAAGCCAAAAAAGGTAACTTCTGTATTCATTTCTATCATCTGATTTATTTCAGCCTTGATAGTATGTAAATCTGCAAAATGTGTTGAACCACCTCTCCAAACAAATCTTGTCGGAGTATGCCTTTCCTTTACTTCAAACATTGGTAGGTCTGTTGGATTCCAACCATTAGGAATGACAAACATAGGTATCTTTCCCTGGCACATTGGATGGTAAAGGTCATATAGCTTTTTAGTAGATACTATGACTGCATCGGCAAATAGGAAAGTATCTTGTATTTGTTTTTGTACCTGTGGATTAGCAAAATAATGATTAGCAGGATTATCTTCTGGCACTTCCAATAAGTGATCATCAAAGTCAATAATAACCTTCTTTCCCATCCTTTTAGCATCTGCCATTATTCCCAGCGATGCCGTTGAGTTAGGCCGTTGTATCAATACAATGTCAGTATTATAAATGTCATGCCACTGCGCTCTTTCTTGTGGGCAGATAGTATGCTCAAATTTCTTCTGTAAAGCTAACCTTGTAAATGGGCCTATGCTACGGTAATAATCAGTAGCCTGACTTTTAGATGATGTAAATGTGGTTAACTTCATTTCTTGTAGTTATCTAAAATGTGTTCAATAGTCTTTTCAAGTGATACTCGTTTCCTTGTTTTATACGATATATCAATTTGAATTTTTAATAATTTCTCATGAATCTCATCACTTAATAAAACACCTTTCTTTTTAGCCAACATAATTTTTTCCATATTTATTTGTTTTAATGTTGCAAATATATAATAAATATATAACTTTGCAAAAAATAAATTTATATGATAAAATTAATTGTTTCTGGAAGAGTAGGACAAGATGCTGAATTAAAAAGCGTTGGTGATACTACTGTATGTTCATTTAGTGTTGCTCACACTGAAAAGGTGTATGGCCCTAATCCATCTGAAAAAACAGTGTGGGTAAGTTGTAATGTCTGGGGAGAGCGAGGTGAAAAGCTAAAGCCATTTATTACTAAAGGTACTTACATTGTAGTAGAAGGTAGTGGTGGAGTAAATGCCTACACCCAAAAAAATGGAGAAGCAGCTGCCGTTATTAACTGCCGTGTCACCTCTTTAGAATTTGGAGGAAAGCCAACCGCAGAACCCACACCTCTCACCACTATGCCGCCAACTGGCAAGGTTGACATGGATGGTGATCTGCCATTTTAATTATTTATTTTAAACATTATCAGTATGAACAAACAAACAAAAGTAAAAGGCTATCTGCTTTTACTCCTCGTCATCTCCTCCCTCTTCATCTCCCTTGTTGGCCAAGGCTACACAGCTACCAAGGTATCAGCTCCGAATCCTGCAAAGGAATATCCACAGGATAATCTAATGGTAATTGATATGAAGAATCTGCCAGGCACACAGATAAAGAGCATGGGCAAGGAGGAGTTACAACAGTTTTTAGAAGACCAAGGATTTAGAAGATTAAAAAACAAAAGTCTGGTTGATTTAAGAAGAGTATGGTTAGGCTTTATGTATGAAGATTTCTTTTACACAATGCACAAGAAAACAGATCTTCCTATCTCCGTTATCTATGCTTTTTTTATTATTGAGGCTACCAATGCCGGAATAGAAAGTAAGTTGATGGCAAAAGCACTTAATCCAGGTGGGATAAAATACAGAGGCACTGGTAAGAAGATGAATGCAATGGATGACTGCTATAAGAATGGTAAGAAGATACCTTGCGCCTTCCAGGCTTTCTCCTCCTACAATGCCATGGTGCAAGGTTGGGCAGATGTTCTTAATCTACCAAGGTACAAGAATTGCAAGAGGTATATGTTGGCAAAGTATAACAGAGGCATGAGTGCAAAGCAAATAGTAGATGCTACTTGTAAATGCTTTTATAAGTCAGGCTACCATACAAGTAATTTATGGAAAGTAAGAAGTAATTTATCAACAGAATACTGGACAGTAAAAGCCAGTTTTCCCGAAATGGAATATTAATATGATAGATAATAAATTCTTTTTTGACAAATCGGTAGAACTTGGCTTTACTACCCGTGACTATGAATCACTGGTTAATCTGCACACCAACGGTGCAAGGACATTGCAGATAATGGGATGTACATCTGTGTTTGAATTTGGTAGTGGATTAGGTTTCTTTTTATCTGCCTGCCAGCGTGTAGGCTTGTATAAACACGTTGGATATGATATTAATCCTTATGAGCGTGACTTTGCGATAAGCAAGGGCATTGATCCTGAAAGATACTTAATCGGTAAATTTAAAACGCATGGCAGTTACGATGCCATATATTCTACGGAGGTATTTGAACACATGACAGATGCAGAGTTAAAGAAAGTCATGCCAATACTTTACAAAGCCTGTAAGAAGTATTTCTATTTTACATCCACTCCTCATGCCTCTGCCGATCCTGCCTGGGACATTGAATGGGGACACATTAACATAAAGCAAAAAGATGAATGGATAGCATTGTTTAAAAAGCATGGCTTTGACTATATGCGTGATGCTACCGATGTATGTTCATGGGGATTGTTATTTACTAAAAATGAGAATCATGGCATACAAAAGTAAGAAGCTACACAATGCCTTTACAGAGGAGCATTTAGAAATAATTAGAAAGGTATATCCCGACACTCCTAACAAGGTCATTGCTACTATGATACCGCACTCCGCTACTTCCATCAGTAAGAAAGCACACACGATGGGATTAAAGAAGACAAAGGAATACATTAGAGAAAACGGCAGAGCCGTAGCAAATGCACAATGGAAGGAGTTAAAAGAAAATGGTTTAGAATTAAAGTCTAACTTTAAAAAAGGTCATGTCCCCTGGTGCAAAGGACAAAAATTGTCCACAGAACATATTTCAAAGCTCACAGGTGTGTTTAAGAAAGGCAATGTTCCGCACAACATGAAGGAGATAGGCTCTACCCGTTTCATTAACGACTACACAGAGATTAAGGTAAGATACCACAAATGGATAAGCCTTGCCCGTTACAACTGGGAACAAGTGCATGGGCCGGTGCCTCAAGGTATGTGTGTATTTAAATTTGATGGTGATAAATACAATGATGACATTAGCAACCTCTGCCTTGTATCCAGGAAGGACTTGGCAAAGCTAAACCGAAACCATGCTAAGTTAACACCAGAGTTAAAGGAAGTGCAAATATTAATAAACCAGATTAAACAAAAAGTAAAATGAGACTGACAAAAGATGAAGCTCGCATATTAGGTGAAGCTATGGATGAGTATAAGTACAAATTAGTAGCCAGTAATGGAAGTTATAAAGAATTAGGTCTGTTTAATAAACTACACGATTTACAACACAAATTAGAAATATTTGGTGATGATAAACGCAGGTATGGCAGAACATCACAGGATGATTTACATGACCTATTTGTAAGATTTGCAAAACAAAATAAATTATAATCAGATGAAAAACAAAATCAGCGACCTCCGCAACCACCTTTTCGTTGTCCTTGAAGAACTAAGCGATCCCGATTCCAAGTACGACCTTGAAAAAGCAAAGGTCATTGCCAATGTTGCACAGACTATTATTAACTCTGCATCGGTGGAGAATCAGTATTTGAAGATAGTCGGAGGTAGCCAGGGCAGTGGATTCATAGAAGAGGGAAGAATGGAAAATATTAAAAGTATTGGCGAAAAGAATTAAAAATAGTTTATCTTTGTATATCCTTTGGACAGAGTGATAGCTTTCCAAAGGAACATGAAGCAAATTACATTTTGTTTCACCTAAGCCAGTAGTCTATCACCTGCTGGCTTTTTTTATTTCCTTATGAGAAGGAGTTTTAATTCATATGAAAGAGCTGAGATTTACCATAAATGCAATGGTATATGCCAGATTTGTAATATAGAACTAAAAAAAAATTTTCATGCAGATCATATAATTCCTTATAGTAAAGGTGGTCTAACTATTATAGATAATGGTCAGGCTTTATGCAGAAATTGTAACTTATTAAAATCAAATAAAATGGTAAACTACAAGCCAAGACAATGGCAAATTGAATGTGAACAAACATTTAAAAACAGGTATAAAGATGGTAATTTTTATAAAAAAGATTTTACTATCCATGCTGGAGTTGGATCTGGTAAAACAATGTTTGTATGTAATTTATTAAATGAACTTAAATGCAAAAATCATAATTTTGTTATTATAAGTCCTCAAAATAATGTTAAAAGAAATTGGTCAAAAGAAGCTGCTAAATTTCATATAAATATTGATGCTGACTACGATTCAAAATATGATTATAAAAAAGATTACGATGGTATTTCTATTTGTTATGCCTCATTACTTAATTATCAATTATTAGAAAGAAGAATTGATAGCAAAACTGTATTTATTTTAGATGAACATCACCATTTAACAGAAAACGATAAATGGGGATCTGCTTTAGAAACACTTGCAAATAATGCAGCTTTAGTAATATGTTTAACAGGAACTCCTTTTAGAAGTGACAATAAAAAAATACCATTTACTAATTACATAGAAAAAAACATTAATGGTATTGATGGTAATGAAATATTAGTAGATTATTCATACAGTTACCATAAAAGTGTTGTAGATGGTATTTGTTGTCCAACATCCTTTATTGAAATTAATTGGACAGTTAATGGTCAATTTTACGATAACGTTGATGATCAAAGAAAATACCTATCGCAAATATTAGATGCATCACATCCAACTAATAATTTTATCGACAAAGCAATAGAGGAAGGAATTATTCAATTAAATGCAGTAAAAACATATAAACCAAGTGCACAAGGATTGATTGTTGCAAATAGTATTGAAGATGCAAATAATATATATAATAGATTAGTAAAATTAAATATAAAGGCATCTTGTATTGTAAGTGATGATAAAATAAATAATGATACCATTGAATCATTTAAAAAAAGTGATAAATCTTGGGTTGTTGCGGTTGGTATGGTAGCTGAAGGAGTTGACATACCTAATATTAGAGTTATAGTATATTTAAATAACACAACTACCAGAATGTTTATAGAGCAAGTAATGGGAAGGGGTGTAAGGAATTGTGAAAAAGATATTGATATATGTTTTTTCTTATACCCAAAATATCAAGAATTAACAGATATAAAAAATACTATTGAGGCAGGGTATAAACATTTTTTATTAGAGCAATTACAAAATAATAGAGAATATGTGGAAAGAGTTAACAGAAAAGATGTTATGCCTTCATTATTTGACACTATTGAAGCTGGAGATAAGTCTATAACCATAAGAGAGGTACCTTTATTACCATCATGGAATGAAATGATAAATCATATTACAACTATTAATCCATCTCTTGCAAACCGTGTACAAATGGAATATTATAATGAATTTAAAAAAAATAAAGAAATAACAACTACATATGATCCAGTACCAAAATATGAACAAGTTGATATTATAAAAAGTAAAATAAGAACAAAAATTTCAGTATTAGTTAGAAGAGGTGATTTTGAATCATACGAATATGCTCATGCCTTTTTTAATAAAAAAATTGGGATTGATAAACAAACTACTTTACATGATGTAAATTTATTACAAACAAAACTAAACCATATACAAAATGCAATTAACAACTACTAATAAATCTGCTGATGATATTTATAATATTCTTATAGATATAAATGGTCATAATGCATGGACATTAAATATGGATTATTTTACAATGTTATATGAAGATAGAAATTTTTGGTCTGTCAGATCTCCTAAAAATTTATCATCGAAAACTTTTAAAAGCTATGTTGAATTTGCAATGTACGAAGTACCTTGGGGATTAGGTTGGGATAAAGATATAATTAAAGCACATTGTAAAATACCAACATATATTTGGAAAGAATATGAAGAGCAAATTAATCCATCAAAAAATGTTGGAAGAGATTGGAATAATAATGTTTCTATAGAAACATTAAAAATAAATGGAGGTAGTAATAGAGATTATACAATCCAACGTTTAAAACGCGATGCCCCTGACATTGCCGTAAAGGTAATTAACCGTGAAATAAGCGCAAAGCAAGGCATGGAGATAGCTGGATTAAAAGATAGGACTGTTGTTGTAAAATGTAAAGCAGAGGATTTTTTAATAAAAGCTATTAATAATCTTGAAATTAACCAATTAGAAAAGTTAAATTACGAATTACAATTATTTATAAATAATTATCTAAATGAAAGAAAATAGAGATTTTAAAGGCGTATGGATTCCTAAAGAAATTTGGCTTAATACAGATTTGTCTATTATAGAAAAAGTCTTATTAGTTGAAATTGATTCACTGGATAACTCCGACCGAGGCTGTTTTGCCTCCAATGAATACCTTGCAAAGTTTGTGCAACTTTCTGAAGGTAGAGTAGCTAATATTATTAGTGACCTAAAGAAGCGTAAATTTATTATTCAAGTGTTTTTTGATGGCAGAAATCGAGGATTGAGGATTAGTAAAAGTGAAAGCAGCTTTAACGAAAACGTGAAAGCAGACTTAACGAAAACAACAAAGCAGCCTACACGAAAACGTGAACATAATAATACAGAGAATAATACAAGTAATAATACAACAGAGAAAGGTTGTGAAAATGATTTTTCACTCCCCTCTTCCGATGCTTACATTGTTAACCCTTTTCTTCGGCAAAGTATCTATGATTCTCTGAACACTGACTCTGACCCAAAAGAAAGTTGCGCTAAAGAAAAGGTAGCCGACCGCCTCCCTTCCGAGACCTTTGCCTGCTTCTCCGCCTTCGCCTCTACCTATGAACGCCTTGCCGGTGTTACATATCCATCTGACAAGGGCAATTACATTATGACAGCAAAGGATGGAAGTAACTGTAAAAAGTTAGTAACATGGCTAAAGAAGGTAAGTGCCAGTGAGCAAGCACCGGAGGACATGGTAACAATGTTTACAACGGCAGCATGGCAGATAAGTGATAAGTGGTTGAAGGCAAACTTTACTATTAGTAACATTTACTCCCAGGCTAATAACATTTATACTAAATTTTTATATGCCAGCCCATTGGCAAAGGAAAAGAAAAGGCAGGAGGAGATTGATAAACTTGTAAATGAATTTACGTTATGACAGCTAAAGAAAAAGCAAATGAATTAGTAGATAATTATTGGCTAATGGATAAAATAAACCCATTTTTATCTAAAGAACAAGGCAAACAATGTGCATTGGTTGCCGTCGATGAAATTTTAAATTCAGTGCCATTAGAACCAAACTTTGCTGATTGGGATGATTGTGGCGGAGAACATCGATATTTCTACGATGCTCAAAAAACACACGCACTTCATTTTTGGCAAGAAGTTAAAAAAGAAATAGAAAAACTATGACACCGAAAGAAAAAGCAGAGGAATTATTCACTCATTACCACAACCTTATCCAGGACATTGGCGGTGAACTTGGACAGGAGATCCTTGTATCTATCCTGGCAAAACAATGCGCTCTGTTTGCAGCAAGGGAGGTGCTAAAGGAAAAGTGGAACATTGATGTACCAGGCAGCTATGATGAATATTATTATTGGGAAGAAGTAGAACACGAAATAGAAAGCTATGAGGAATAGAGAAGAATATAACGCTTACATGAAAGCGTACCAGCAGCGCAAACGCGACAACATGACCTTTGAAGAATGGAGAGCATTTAGAGACAAAAATAATGCTTACCATAAAAAGAGATATGATAATCGCACACCAGAGCAGATTGAAAAAAACAGAGAATATCAGCGACAGAAACAAAAATTATATTATTGGATGAAAAACAAGAACAATGAATCTGACAAAGTACCAACCACACAATCAAGACGAACAAGCGATCATTGAATCAAGGCCAAACAGGATAGCAAACATTGAACCTAAAGACGCATTTAGGAATGTGTTGAATGTTATCAGCACGCTCTTCCCTCTGCATGGCATTGATGGTGATCTTAATTTTTACAGCACAGTTACAAAAGAAATTGTTAAAACCTTTGGGCAGATAGCTGCCAATGAAATTGAAATAGCTTTCCGCTTATTCGCTGCCCAGTCCCTTGACTTGGATGATGATGTAAAATTCTATGGTAAGGCAAATATGCACACTATTGGCAAAATACTAAATGCCTACCTGATTTACCGGAGAAAGATTATTGCAGCTCACGACAATGAAATTGCTGCCCTTCGGCACAATGCCAACATGGAAGAGAAAGCAAGGAAATCAAGAGAGGAGTTATATGCTAACTTTCCCACCATGCTAAAGGAGTTTAAAGGCAAAGATTATACCACAGTGCCATTGTATTGGTACGATATGTGCGTACAGTTCGGCATGATAGAATACGAGGAAGGAGAGAAAAGAGCATTGTGGGAGGAAGCACAGGCACTGGCATTGAAAGAGCCACCGGAAAGTATGGATCTCATGTCTATTAGAAGCCATGCAAAGAAAATAGAACAGGGCAACACAAGGAGAGCAGTAGTCATTGCACAGCAGCTGGCAGTGTGGAGGAAGGTGCTAAAGAGATAAGTAACTGGTTTAAAGTGCGTTTGATGGTGTGGGGAATTGACCTCACACTTTTTTTAAATTATTTTTATATTTTTATATAATTTATATA